CTTGAGTTGTCTCAGCTTCACCACTAGCAGGCAAGCAATTTCCACCGTCATTAAAGTCGACTACAATGTCTCCAGGTTTGATACAAGCTACTTGAGCATCACCACTAAAAGTGCCAGTATCAGAAGCTGCAGGGAAGTTTGAATGCGTGCCAGTGAGGTCATCACCAGTTTCGAGATCAACACCAGGATTAGGAATCTCTGTTCCAGAAGCATTAAAGCGAAGATTTGCAGCTTCAACACTTACAGAAGCGGTAGGCATGTCTCCAACAGCAGCTTCCACGCTGTAGTTAGTAACATAACCGTTACCAATTCCAATTACTCCTTCAAGAGTTTCGGAAGTGCCACTGCCTGCTGTGTCCTTTGCGTCAACACCTTCAGCGGATACTGAGATATAGTAATTCTTTCCGCTGTCATTTTTCAAAAAGTTAGCTGTTGCTTGATTTAAACCACTGGTATCGCCTGAGGCGCGGTCTGTAGTTTCGCTAAAACCAATAAGCTTTTCATTGCGTCCGCCATGAACATAATAAGAAAAGTCTAAACTTACTGTAGGAGGCTCAATAACTTCACGCTTGATAGCTGCCAATTGACCAAATTCGTTAACGTCTGTTCTGGCAAGCTCAACTCCATGAGAAATGTCCTGCACGCGGAGAAGCTGATCGGATGTTCCAACGGACGCGTGTTGGCCCATTTCCTTCACGAATAAAGCTTCTGATTGATATATTACTCTGTTTCTACCCATAATGATTTAGTGTTAAAAAGGTTAAATTAATCTGTACCTTTTATTACATACCAAAAGATCAAAAGAGAACTTTTTTTTTATATATATTATATTTCTGTCCTAGGAGTACGAACACAAGAGACAGTAAAATCTATAAATCCTATTCTTAACCCTTGAGGAATTTGAGTGCCAGACCGATCAAATAACTTTGAAACTGTTACTTTTTGAATATAAGCTCTGTCTCTATTTTCAGATTTTTTATTTTGTATAAAGTCTGGATAATAGTAAGGAAATTGCTTGACATGATAAAATTCTCCAAATGGAAAGTCTTCAAATTCAACCAAACAAAAAGTTGTAGATTTAGTATCCCTAAATAGCGAAAGTGCTGCGTCAAGACTATAATTACTATCGGTTATGACCACAACCCTTATTACTGTTTGAGTATCATCTAAACCTCCAAGCGCCCAATCTTTATTTGATGAACTATTTAAACTAATAAACGCTGCAGGTAAAGTGTATTTTCTGTCGCCAAGTTCGGCTTGCTGCTTTAGGTATGTAGGCTCTCCAGCAACATCACTCAGAACAAAATCGTTCTGAAGAAGTAGTTGCTCTTCTGTTTCGTTTGTAATATATACGTTAATTTCTTTCCTTTTAAAATCTCCAGTGACTTGAGCATCAATCAAATCTACACCCCCATTAGCTACAGAATTGGTGAGAATTCTGCCTTCCATATGATCAATCATTAATCCATAAGTTGAATCTCCTTGTTCTACAAAATCTCCGTTAACATATACTCCAGAGGGCTCATCAATTCCATTATTTACCAACTGTCTGTCAGAACAGTAATACGCGTCTAAGTTTTCAGGAATATCTATAGCATCTTCAGAACCGCCCCTTATAACCACATCAAACTCTTGCCCGCCCATATCAACAAAGCCCTCAGCCTGTCGAGTCAGCTTGTCGTCAAACCAAAGATAAAAACTTGACTGTAAAACATGATCAAACTGAGCTTTCATTTCATGTCAAGGGTAGATGTTAAATTTTTAATTAAGTTAGCAATGATTTCTGTGATATAAGGAGTTCCAGACAAAGCAGACTGCCTAACTTGACCGTCAACCTGTATACCTGTTCCAGACCTACTAGAACTAGATTGCTTTACGAGAAATCTTCCTAATCCAGATACACCTCTTTCGACTTCATCAATCCAACTTCTTCCTGCTGCCCACGGCAAAGGAGAGATTGCGTCCATTTCTTCTTTTGAGGGAATATCAAGCATAAAAGAAAATCCAACCTCATTTCTACTAATATTTTTAACTTTTACTTTAAGAGAGTTTAGCAAAAAAGCTCTTAATCTATCAACTGGATCATCTCCCGCTTCAAAACCTATAAGCGCGAATAAACTTCCTCCTCCTGAAAGGTTTGACGCAGAGGGCCCTGCTTCAATATCTTTAGTTACTGCGTGAGATTCAAATTCTGCAATCATTTGTTTTTTAACTTTTTCTACATTAGATATAATTTGCTTTTCAACACTCTTTTTAAACTTAGCAGAGTACTGTCCAGCGACTTCTCTTTTCAATCCCTGCATATTAATCCTAGCCATGTTAATCCTTTCTTTTGAAATACATTATAAAGTAATGAACCTCAAATGGCCCAGTTTTGGCAGAATCACTAACAAGCTCATATAGCTGACTGTCTATTTCGACTCTAGATGATTTCTTCAAAATGGCATGTCCTTCTGCATCTATTTTCAACCTGACAGATCCATCAGGTAGAGGAACATTAACTTGCGCACCAACTGCAGAAACATTATATTTTTCTTGCCTATCAATATAATCTATTCTGGCTTTAACTTTTGTCTGGGTAACTTTTCCAAGGGTTTTTTGCTCTCCTTTTAATCTAGAATAAAGAGCATTATAAGTTGACGAACTACTAGCAACAAAAGATTCTGTCTTCCTTTTGAATATGGTGATTTCTCGCGCAAAAGTTTCATGCATATCTTCTAGCGCAGATCTTACGCTATTTCTCATGCTTTCTGGAACCAGATTGTCTCCCATTTTTATTCTCCGTCAAATCCAGACACTTGAGAGGGAGGAGACCCCTGAATATTATAGCTCGCCACAAGTTCTCCTATATTTATTGCTGCAGCCTCCATTAAATCGTAATATCTTTGGCTAATTTTTGTAATATCTAATCCTCCGCTTGCGGTAGAAGTGGTATAAAGAGGTTGTCTTTCGATTGTTGTATCTCCTTCCTGAATTCTCGTCCAATCACTCATTCCAGTAATACTGGTAGTAGAAGAACCTGCAGTAACAGACTGACCTAATAATGTTTTTCTTGCGGCTTTAGAGTAATAATCCCTCAGAAACATCTGAGAAAAAATCGCTGCTTCTTCATGTCCAAATACATAATTTACCCCTGCTGGAGAAGACAGGTCATTGTCAAAAGAGGTATGTATTTTAGAATTTAGTTGACCTACATTAGCTTCAAGCCAACCAGATATTCTTACTTGCGTAGTAAGATCCGAATCCGAGTCAAACTCATTTACAAATATACCTGAGGATAAAGATTCTAAAGAATAAGACATTTCTAAGCATATTATTTTTTATTAGACCAAATATCATTAACTCTTTTTTGCAGGTCAGAATCTGGAAATTTAGAAGAATCATTAATTGGTATTACTGGCTTTCGATTACCTCCTCCTTTAGCGAAATCTTCAAAACCTTTGATTAGTTTTTTTCTTAAAACTGTTGCATTACCACTTGGAAAAATTCCCGCAGTTACTGCAATTTCTCTTAGGTCTGTTAAATTTTTTCCTTTTAAAGATTCTTCAAATTCCTGCATGTTGCTGGCTTTAAATGGGTTGTTTTTTCGCATTCCTAATATTTCATCTAGTGCCTGTGATTTTCTTACAGTTTCAGACACAACATCTTCTTCTACACGCCCATGCACCTGCTCGATTCCATCGGTTTTTTTTGCTCTTGCTTTTGTACTTTTAAGTTTTCCGTTGGTTTGCTGAATTTTTGTTGTTGTTTTTTTTCTTGCCATGATAATTCTATTAGAGTTTAATGACTATTATACTCGTTAATACACAAAAGTCCAGATCGTGTGAAAAAATAAAGGGCCTACAGGAATAAACCTGCAGGCCCTTAGGGAGGTGGGGGTTAGGAAAAACTAACTTCTTAGCCTTCGAGCGCGATACCGTACAGCGCACGGTTATCAAGAATGATTCGTCCCTCCTCGAGCGAACCATAATAACCAATCTTGCCCTGACGGACGCTGTATTGGTCATCAACCAAGAGCGAGAACTCAGAACCGTTGTCTGCGTCTGTAGCAACAGCCTTCCAGAGGGAGCTAACGGAATTATCTAGACCGATGATGATTTCGTCTACATCAGCATCAAAGTCTGCGATAACGGTTCCATCTCTAGCTGGGCCAGTGGAAAGTTCTTTATAAACCTTATTGAACTTTTGACCCTTGCCGAGCTCGTGCATTTCCTGCAAGCGAATTCCGAAGAATTCAGGAATGCCAGCGTTGCTCCAAAGAGCTTGTCTTTGAGCGTCAGTAGCCAAGTGGCCATCAACGCCATGGGCGTCAGCCTCTTTGCCCTTATAACTCGACTCAGTGTTGATCGGGTTGTATGCCATAGCACGAATACCCTCAACAACTTCAGGAGAAACAAGCAAGTCAGTAACGCCCCTACGAGCGCCTGCTTCAGGTGTTCCACCTGTCCAGGAGGTGTGAATTCTCTTTGAAAGAGTTAATAGTTTATTGAAATCTTCGAGAACCAAACGTTTTCCAGCGGCCTTAAGCGTATGCTTTTTGTCGCCAGTTTTGGCTTCAGCCAAAGCGCCGATTACGAGATTTGCGGAAGTAGATTCTTGCTTAAGCATAACTTCTTGAGCGATGCGGGTCATGCTCTTTCCAATAACATCCATACGAGACTTAGCGGCATAACGCTTGTCAAAGCTGATAGCGCTGTCCAGACGATAAGTCGTGAACTTCATTTCAGCGTGCGTAGGTGTTACTTGGTTAGTAGGCAGACCTCCAGCAAGAGACTGGCTCCATGTTTGGATATAATCCTCATCGGTTATATCGTAATACAGATCCAGTGGGAAGCTGGGATTATCGTCAGCGTTAAATGTAAAGCTTTGAAACTTATTACTAAGAGTCGGAGCTTGATTTACTACTTGTGCAAGCACAGGAGCGATAAATTTAGCGAGTGCAGCTTGGGCTTCATAGGCAACGTCCCTATTATTGGAAGCCATGGCCTTTACAAGCTCAATTTGCTCGTCGGTATGTTTTAATGTAATTTCCATAATTATTTATTCTCCTATATTAAAGGTCAAGTTTAATAACGACGTAGTAAGCAGACTCTCCAGCAGGACCAGCGAACTGATCAGTATTCTTTTGAGAGGTACGCTTGCCAGAGCCAAGAACGTTTCCAATAACCCTTGCAGATCCAGCGGAGTTCGAAAGAACGATTTGTCCGTTGTCGCCTTGAACAGCTAATGTATTCTTCGAAGACATAGCGCTAGAGGAAACTTCCCAAGCTGCATCATCCCATGTGCTCGAGTCGCTTCCGTCACTAGCAGTTCCGTCGGTTGAGTTCACAGCTTCAATAGCAGACTCATCAAAAGTAAAGATACCTTTACTTGCAACTGGTACAGCTTCTCCAGAAGTTACAGCAAAAAGCTCAGCCTTCTTTTGAGGGTAACGAAGCAGATTTTCGCCGTTTTCGTCGTGCGTTAATGTTTGATTCAATGTGACTCCGATAGCTACGTCTGTTTTGCTAGCAGCCTCACAAGTAAGTGGTACTTGCGGCATGCCATTTCGTGCGACGTGCGGATAACCGCTAGAACCTAGCAAGGTATGAGAACCTAAGTACTCAATTGGGTCCTTGCTAAGATCGGAATCACTCACCTTAACAAGCATGCCCGAATCAGCTGTTGTGGTATCGGGAGCACCTCCTCCGAGGTCTCCGTCAAACTTAAACAGGTTGATTACATCTTGCTCGTCGTATTGTCTGAATGGTAGTAATCTTAATGCCATAGTTAATGTTTCCTTTTAAAATTAGTATTTAATTGAAATATTTTCTTGAGAGAATGCCTGAGCAAACTTCTCTTCGAGTGTTTCGTCAGATTCAGCAGACTCAGAATTATTGTTAGGAACAACTTCTTCTTGTTCTTCGACTTGCTCTAATGCAGCTTCAACAACAACTTCAGGCTCTTCCTGAGATTGCTCTTGCTGAGGCTCTGCGAGTCTCTTTTGAACTTCTGCCTCAATTCTAGACTCAAGCTCTTCAGCTTGGGCCTTGAGAAATTCTTTGTTTTTATGAGCCCAAATCTTATCGAACTTTTCTTTATAGGAAGCGAATGCGTCTTCTGTTACTTCGAGAGACTTAACCTCGGAGGCAATCAACGCCAAATCTTCTTCCCCAAGATCGAATTCGCTATTAAGCTGTTCCATTCTGCCATCAAAAGCGGCGTCGGATAGTCTTTGAGCGTTTTCAGCTTCGAGAGATTCAAGTTTTTCTTGAGCGGTTTTCAATTCCTGATTGACTACATCATACTTTTCAGTAAGCTCTGCCTGAGACTGCGCCAGCTCATCTTTTTGAGCTTGTGCTTCCTCCACCTGCGATTTCCATTCCGCAGACTTTTCGATAATGACGTCGTTAACCAGTTTAGAAATGCTCGCCACGGCTTCTTCGGAAAAATCGTTTGCACGACGCTTCTCGTCTAGAAGGGCTTCTAAGCTATTAATTAGTTTTTCAGTTTCCATATTAAGAGTTTCGTTGTGATCAATTACATTTATTTTTAAATTTTGTGAACTTTTATTTTTCATAATATTATTTTTATCATTTTTTGCAACTAATTCTTTTGTTTTATTTTGTTCTTTTTCGTTTGCAACAAAAATTCCTTTCACATCTGCTGCGGGTTTCGTGGTGAATGCAACACCAAGAGGGTAAACTTCTCCAACAACAAGACGATAGCAGTTTCTACCATCATCAAGTTTTCCGCTTCCTCCAAAAGCAGTGAGGTTTTCCTTGACATTTTCAGCGTCGTCGCCTGTCAGTATCTCACAATTTTTTAAATCTTCAGAGCCCACCGCAACAGCATAATCATTAAATCCTAATTCCCAGCTTGTAGAAATAATGGTATTCATATTACTTTCTTGGCTTTCTTCTAACATATCAGCCAAAGAAGCGTTTGCCATTTTATATACCACTGCTCCTAAAGATATATTAACAGGATCTTTGGTTTCAAGAACCTCTTCCTTAGACATAATGCTGCTATCAGTAAAAGAAGAAAAGCCTGAAGATACTATATGACCAACGACCTTTTCCCTGTCGTGTTCTATATTAGTTGGCTTATGAACGAAGTAGTCATTTATAGCAACTGCAGTGGCAGAATCTATCCCATCTCCATTTTTATTAAATTTGTTTACTACTGCAGCATTAAAGGCAACACCCATAAGGTCAATATTTTTTTCAAGATCTACAGAGGAAGGAATCAATGATTCTAAGTTATCTAAAGATGCCCTAGAGACATAACCCTTAAATGCTTCGGTTGAAGCAGATACTTCCTGCTCAAAGGTCGCTGTATACTTATACTCCATTAATCCTTAAGTGAATCGTAGTCAGCTTTGCTGCAGAACTTGGTTAACTTTGTGCCGTCTTCATCTACCGCCGCAAACGCATACCTAATAGATTCTTTGCCACTTTTGAGCATTCTTTTATATTCCTTTTTTTGGACTTGGTCCTCAGGAATTTGTACTTTAGACTTTTTCTTAACGTTGTAAAATTCTATCATAGTGACTCATATTACACAAAATATTATGAATCTTCAACTTTTTTACTATGATAAAGAATTGCAGAGGGATATACGGGAAGCTGATGAGTTTCTGAAATTTCTATAATTTCATTATTTTGACCCAGTTCTGATATTTTATTAAAATCACGCACGCACGCAAGGCCTGTAGTTTCCCATAGTTCTTTTTTCTCAGATACTACAACAGACTCAACTAAGCTATCTAAAGTTTTTAACTGAGTTTTATTTAACCTTTTTACTTTGTGGTTTTTTCTTAACTCGGAAGCAAGACAGGTTCTTAATTTTTCTATATCATATACAGTATTTTGTATATCTGCTCTGTTAAAACTTGCTGTAGCTCCTGTAGGTCTTCCAGTCTCATTTGGAACATTATTTTGCTGTTGCTTTGCTGCTCTTCTTCTTTCTAAAGTTGCAGCCTTCTGGGCTTTTTCTTGAAGAGCTCTATCTTCCTCTGCTCCAGCAGGCTCAACTGGAGGAACTCCTCCAACCAAAGGATTATACATCCCTTCCTCTCTTTGGTCTACGTATTTCTTTTGAGCATTTTCTAATTCTTCAGGAGTAGGATAAACGCCAGTTTGAATTGTTCTTAAGCCTTGTTCTGCGGGGAGAACGCCCAACTCTATAAGTCTTGTTGCAACTCTTTGAAGTTGGACTTCGTCTTTAATGTCAATGTTTTCAAATTTAGCAATAGGAAATTTTCTAAATCCCATTGCTCTGCACAGTATTTTTATTTGCGGCTGAAGGAAATCATTTAAAAATGCATTTCGAGCTTCTTTTAATCTTTCTAAAAATATCTGAGCTTTAACTTGAGTGTTTGCATATTTTTCTTGACCTACAATTATATTTTGTAAAGCATCTCTAATATCTTCATTAACAACTTTATACTTTTCAGAACCAAGAACTTTATTTATATCAGGAATAATAAAATCTGCTTTAGTTGTATAGTCGCTAACCAAAACTCTTCCAACACTTTCGTTTTGAAAAAGTTGCTGCATAGCATTAAGGTTATTTGGATTAATTCCTCCATCGTCTGGTTTAGCTCCCATCGTTATCATTAAAATAACGTTTTCTACAGTTCTACTAATTGCTTGGTCAATTTTTTTCAACTCTAACTTCCAGTTAATATCATCCAATACGGGAAACCCAAATGGGATTGCGAACGGTTCGTAATCTTGTTTTTTATAAAAGCTGTATGATAACTTTTCTGGATCAAGTGTTACAAAAATACCATCAGTAAAAAAAGCCTTATTTTTAATTTGCTTTCTAACTTCAGCAGGCAGACTGTCAAACAGCTCTTTATCTTCTTTTGTTTTAGGGTTACGTAATCTATCAAGCTCGTACTCAGAAAGAATTTTCTTGTAATCCCCGTCTTCAAAAGCTGTAGTTTTTGTAGCAATTATATCGTAAGGATTTAAAAGTATATATCGAATAGGTATTTTGCCCAATTCTAAATTTGCATTAGCTCCGTAAATAGAAGATATTTTTTTAAAATCTTCTCTTTGAAATTTTCCATCTATCCTATAAAAGAATACATTTCCGCTTCTATAATACTCTCTAAAGTATTGGTCTTTGAGCGACCAAACCTTAATTCTATCCATCCATTTTGAAATAAACTCTCTTGCAGGTGCGGTGCCTCCCTCAAGATAAATAGGTGAATTTGCAAATTCAGCCATAACATCGATTGCGTTTCTGAAAATTGCAACATTGCAATAAGCTTTTTGGCAGAGTTCTATCGACTGCCTAATTGAAACTCCACTATTGTTGGATTCGAAAGGTAATATACCTTGCTGAATATTTTGATATTTATTCTTAACGTTGTTTTTATAAATTTTGTTAGACCTTGACAAACCTTCGCTTCCAGAAGTCGGTTGAGACCTCGTGTACGAAGCGGATGAATAAAAAGAATCACCACAAAACTTTGGCTCGATTTGATCTGAATCGTTTTTTAAAAGTTCCCCCAAATTGTTGTTGGGAACATTCTGCTTAAATTGATTCCAGTATTCGGATGTTTTTGTATATTTCCTAGGCATATTAGATGTTACACCCAAAAATCTAAAAGTCTAACTAAAGTTAAAAGTTAACTTTCAAAGTTCTCTGCTCTTTCTATGGATTGCCTTAGTGCTATAGAAGGATCGACGTACTTTAGAAAAGCATTTAGCGGCGAAGTTTTAGTGCAAGATATAAGCTCAACACCGATGGGTGCTCCATATTTTGCAAAAGAATGGAAAAACGACAACTGCTGCATATAAAGCCTTTTGTTTTTATCTTCTTGAGCTTTTGATATTTCTCCTGCGGGAGAGTCTTCGTCGTGATTAAAAGGTCTATATTCCGTGGAATCTGAAAAATAAGGTTTTTCTGAAAAACCTAGATCGGAACCAATTAAATGTATCCTCTTGAAGCCCATCCATATCAACATATGCATGGCTGTGGCAACAGTATTGTTTGCCCATATAAATTTAGCCTTATGCGCTCTGCGCCTAAAAATCTCTCTTGCAGGATCTTTCGTCATATCAGAATCTATAGTAGCAAAATAAACAAAAGGAAAGTCTTTGACTTTTTTGCCTCTAACCGTGTGCTGATTATAAGGGTTTCTTAAAATTTTCCAAAATGGTTCTGTCCATATTTTTTCATTAAAACATTTTGGGTAATCCATCCCTAACCATATATCAGGTTTTATTTTAGGATATGTGGTATTTATACCTATTTTAAAAATAGGCTTATCGTTAAAGTCTTCAGCCTTAATAGCTTTCAGCGACGGGCCAGAAGAAAAAACATAAGCGTCTATATTTGAATTGGCTTTTGCAAAAAAAGCATCTACTAAACCCGCGCCACATTCATAAACTAATCCCATGTAGATTTTATATTTGTAATATTTTTTTTCTACTATCTTATAAACATTGGAGTAAAAGTAGAAACGGTATTGTCTTTTGCACTCATCATATCATAATGAATCTTAATCATCCAATTACCTAAAACGAGTGCAGAATAACTATCTTTTCTGGCTTTTTCTGGACCAGTCTGCCTTTTGAGCGTTGGGGGCAAATCAAAAGTTTGAGTGCCCTGAGGAGATGTAGTTATCTGTATAAGGGAGCATTCAGTTTTTGTCAACTCTATTATATCTTCTTGATGCTCGACAAAGTCAATCATTTTTGCAGAAGAACTTTGTTTTTCTTTGTCAATAATATTTGAAAACTTTAAGCTATCAATAGGGATTTTCTTTTTTCTTTGGGTTTCGTAATATTCGTCCATCGCTTTAGAAGCAAACCAAATTCTCTTATGATCAAAGTTAGCTTGCAATAATTCATTTGCCCGACGAATCCATGCACTTGTAGGCTTCCTGAGTACGCATATTTTTCTGTCTTTTAAAGAGTATTGTTTTTTAGCTTGCATAAGGGCGGATTGGTAGTCATCAATGTCGTCCCAGTTTGCATCAATCATTCCAATTTCAATACCGCTATTTTTAAATTGAGAGCTTTCGTTTGCAGCGCTAAGGAACTGAACTCCGCCATTATAATCCCCTACAATCGAAACCACGTTAAAGTTAGTCAACAAATAATGCATATAGTTTATATGCTGTTTCATTGGCGCACCAGCTAAAGCGTAACTATGTACAAGCACGCCCTGTTTGGTTTCATCGTTTAATTTAAACATGTGTATTGCAAAATCGTCACTACTTTCACTTTCTGCCCAGCTGGGGTCAAATGCCATAAGGTATTTTGACTTAGGATCTCCTTGAACCTCTACGCTTGGAGGTTGACCTTCTGGAACCGTACAGGCTGCCATTTTCGATGTCTTAAAGTATCCAGAACTATCATCAGTAAATACTGCCCCAAACTCTCTGTCAAACTGCGATTGACTCATGGAAGCTTTTGCTTGATCAATTAAGTTTTGATCATAAAGCTGTTGAGGAGCACAATCATAACTAAAATGCATAACTACCCTATTTGCTTCTGTAGGGTTTTTGTTCCCAGCCTGAATTAAATTATCAAACTGTTCATAAACTTTATACATATACTCAAACTTATAAGACGCAGAGGAAAGCATGATCAATTTATTGTTTGGCCAAACATATCGATCCTCTTCTTTCATTTCTCCTTTCTCAATTAAACTAGTCTCTAACTTATACAGGTCGTCTCGCTGGGTAGGGTTTTCAACTACCGACAAGAACGGAATAATAACCTCATTATAAATTCTTTCGGGCATCAATAAAAACTCGTCGATAATGATTCTATGAAAACGAAACCCACGAAGCTTTTCTCCATCTCCTAGGGGCAATGCATGAATTTGACTATCACCAATAGAAAGAGTCCATTGGTCGTTTGTTTTTGAAGTCTTCGTAATACATTGCGATAAAAATGCAGCTTCTGGCTTATTTGCTATGTCTTCAATTTTTTTAAAAATCATTTTTGCCTGCCTAAAAGATTTAGATAAAATTCCTATTTGTACTCCTTGGTTGAGCATCGCATCCATGAATGCGAAAACTCCAGTAGTCCAAGATTTAGACATTCCTCGACTCCATACTCCTAAGAAGTAATCCGTCTGGAACATTGACTTGATCGCCATATGCTGAAAGGGAAAAAGCTTGACGCCAGCAATTAAATCTGTTGCAAAAGTTGTATTACCTCTTAAAAACTTATACAACAAAAGCTTTGCTTCTTTTTCTTCAAGATAGCCTTTTTTAGAAAGGATTTCTTGATTAATATTAGAGTAAGATTCTCTTGCGATTTGATTGCCAACTTCCCAACTCATTTTTCTTCTATTTTTTTATCTATAAAGTATTGCATATCGCAAGTCCATAAAGGCCTTCCAAAACCCAGTAATCTTGGAATGAGGTACTGAGAAGCTTTCCTTCCTCCTGAGAATATAATCTGAGAAACGTCAGAGTACTCTCTTGTCAGTAGTCTTGCATTATGAAATATATATGCCAAATTAGATTTATGTGGAGAAAATACGTTATTCTTTTTTATTTTCTCTATATTGCTCTCAACAACGATGTATAAAAAACTATTAAAGTCTCTCGCTCTTTCTAGCTCTCTTTTAAATCTTTCAAAGCCAACAGACATTGTAGACTTAAAGTCTCCTTCGCTTTTTCTGTCAACGTATGTGTAGCTATAGCTACTCCCACCTAATGTGTAGTCCCCAAAATCAAGCTTTAAACTTTTTGATTTTTTAAACTCTAAAGGTTTTTGCTCTCTTGTATCTATGAAAATCTCAAGCTCTTCATAACGACAGTCTTTATCAAAAAATCCTTTTACTATATTATGAGGAAACCTCGGCTCAATTTGAGCTTGACTACAAGCCTCACTAAAACTTCCAAAGCATTTCTTGTACATATCAACAGTAGGCATATCAGAAAGAACTAAATCAATGTGACAGGGAGATTTAGTTAAATCTTTGTCCTTTATCATATTTTTAAGCTTACCAAGAATATATTTTTTTGTTTCTTCTGTTGGGCCTTCCCTATCAAACCATTGTTTTAGTTGAGACAAGCTTGAAAAATCTTTAGAGAAGTATTCTTTTTTGTTTTTGAATGGCATGGGCTTTCCAGTAAGTAGATTTTTTCTAGGAAAAAATTTCGTATAATATTCAGCCACAGTGAGGTTATGTTTTTTGAGGTGGGCATGCAAAGACCTTTCGGTTTTAAACTTTTGACCGCATTCCTTGCATTCTAGTATTGATTCACTCATATTTTTCCGCGTGACCTTCTGACACCATCATTTCGTTAACACTTTTTCCTTCTTTAAATATTTCTCCTATGATTCTTCCGTATTTGCCTATACCGTGACACCTTAATATAAGATCGCCGTTATTTGCAGAGCAAATTTCAATTAATCTTTTTGTTGCAGCCATACCTTTTTTCTTTTCTTCTAAATCTCTCGTTCTTGACTCTGGAGCATTGATTCCATATAGTCTAATTCTTTTTTTCAGGGATATGTGAAAACCTAAATCAATAATAACGTCAACGGTGTCTCCGTCAACAAATTTTGTTATTTCTTTTATTAAATAGGTATATGCAGGTGAGCTTGCCATTATATTGCATCGTTTTTAGAGATTCCGAGAATTCTTGCTTTCCAGGCGGGCATTGATTCCATTTTTTCAGCCTCCTCTTCCACAAGTTTATTTTGCATTTGAGCCATTTTAACCATAATCTCCCTCTCCTCCTCTTCTTGAAATAACTTTACCAAGGCAAGGATGTTTGCTGTCTGTTGCTGTTTACTATTTAATCTTTTTGCTCGGTCACCCTGAAGCTTAGTAATTACTCTGTCTATTCTGCCCACACATTGATTATACTCTTCGCTTTTAGTTTTTAGTATCTCTGTAAGCCTTATTGTAAAATCATTACCCTCTTCTGCATCGTCAAACATATCATTTAGTTTTAATTTTTGTTTTTCAATTTGCTTGAGATTAATGTAATCCATGCATACATTTATGTATAAATTAATTTCATCTGGAGTCAGGTCTGGCTTATCCCAACAGGCTCGAATGAATTCTGCCTCAAATAAAGTTCTATCATGGCTATCGCTGTAACTATTTATTTGGTACAAAAATCTAGGAGATGACAATATTGCCTGCATAAAGTCAATAGATACCTCCTCAGACCTAGTCATTTTCTCAGCAGAAAGATTTATTGATGCAGCAGAATTTATTTTTTTAATTGTTGACACCCTAGATGAAGGAGGGCAGTACTCAACTCCTCTGGCAGAATCCTCAGGCGTAATACTAAGCGGCATTTCTTCCCTTATAAATTCAGCTATAACAGTAGTTTCTTTACTTAACGGAGTTATCTTATCATTGGCAAATATAATTTTAGCAATCTGAAAGGCATTCATTCCGTCCGAAGCATGAATCTTGATAAACTCTTTATTTTCTTCTGTAAGCTCTACAGGCTTAGCGGGAGCGTTTTTTGTAGTAGTAAACTCTGTCCCTTTTTCTATAAGGTATGCTCTTACAGCTCTACCTTCTTTTGTGCGGCCATCAAGAGAGTCATCCATAAATACCGCTCTGGTTAACTCAATTAAATCAGTTATTGAGGATGCATTTTTATCGATAAAATTTTTTTGATCCTCTGAAAGTTTAATAGATTTACTGCTCATAAAAATATATCCTTTGTTTGCATTATTTTCTTAGCCATGTCTTTAAATTGTTTTTTCAGGTTTTTAATCTGCTTATATCCCGCCGACCTACCCTTTTCGTTGGTCTTATATCCCATTTCTTTTGCGACCTCTTCTTCACTTTTAAATTCTATAAATAGCATTTCATAAACTTTGTAATGCCTAGCGTTTAGCTGCTTCTTAATCTCTAAATGCAACCTATTAGCTGCACTAGTCATATCGACTTCTTTGTGTTGAATTTTCTTGACTTCATACTCCTTTGTTTCTATAGGTACTGCCATTTTTATATCGTATGCGGATTTTTTAGTCTTCTCCCATTTTGCAAACAGCGGGCAGCTACTATCTTGCTCTTTAGATTCAGTAAATGAACAAGAATCTCCATCTCCAGAACTAGAGGAAAGATTAAATGGGCAATTTAAACATGGCCTAACAAAGTTAGAATAATTGTTTCTAAGTATATTCTTAAATTGGTTGCTAATAATTTTATTAACCCAAGGTATTAGTGGTCTTGCAGGATCCCATTGATCCCATTTGTTATAAATGTGAGCAGAAATTATTTGCTTAACGTCTTCAAAATCCATCCAGGCCAAAGAGGATAAAAACCATTTTGGCCTTCTTTTATCTATCTCTCTGGCAATTTCGGAATAATGATCTTCGTATTTCGCTTTTTTTTTAGCCACGTTCGTCTATGTCCTTGCTCTTGCTCGACCTGCACATTTCTACAGAATCTTGTAAGGCGCTTCCATGCTTAGGGACATAAGGCTTTCTTTTAGTTTCTCCAATCGATCCTTTTCCAATTATAGAACCAAAAGTTTCATCGTTTCTTGGTTTATTTGTAATTTCAAAATCAAGCTTCGTAATCTTGGGCACATGTGAGCTTCCTTGAACCTCTTCTTGGGGAGCAGGAGCGGGGTTATTAGTTATCTGTCGAGATGATACAGACAGTGAGGTTCCACATTTTGGACAAAAATTAGGCTTTTGAAGGCTATACTCGATTTTATTTCCACAAGACTGACAGTACATAAAAGACATATGAATATTATAATCGAATATCGACAACTTTCTATTGGGCGATATATCCTGTAATAATTTTTGCAGCAGCCCTTAGGCAATTAATTTCATCTTCTTCAAGGCTTCTAGGGCCTTTAACATAGTCTAACCCTATGAATCCTATGCTTCTTCCGCTAAAGGTCCTAATAGGTATGTTGTAGAGGCTTTTAACGCCTTTTTTGGTTAATAAAGATTTAAGCAGTGCGTCAGAATGCATATTATTTACATCTTCCACAATATAATCTCTCTCGTGAATCATCGAACTAATATAGTCATTATAGTTAGACATTCGATACTCTCCAGGATTATGGCATTCAGCACTAACACCATCTGAGACTACTTCATATGTACATGTAAATTTTTGCATAGGCATGCCTGATGAAAAATAATCTCCATTATGAAACTCAAAAACATAAGCTCGGTCTGCCTTAAAGTCTAAAAGTATGCCTTGTAGAACTTTTATTATTTCTGCATTCTTAAATGCAGCAGTTTCTAATTCTTTTTGATGGCCTTTATCTCCCCACCTTTTCCTAAGCCAAAGACCGCCAAAAGTTGTCAATACAGTAATAAAAGCAACTAGAATACTTTCTACAGCAATTAATGTTTCAAAAAATTTATTCACTTTTATTGCATTTAATTAAAGCTGATGATATGCACATCAGTAAAGTTAGGGATATGATTCCGACAGTAATCCATATTGGGGCGGATTGCTCATAGACAGGAGATTGGCTTTTAGCGGATTGATTGAAAGCTTTTACCTCTGCCCGAGATATATCTCCATCTTCATCTAAGTCTATATCTTCAAATTCTACATCTTGCCTTTCGACAATAATTGGGTTTGGAGAGCTTTTTTGATTCAGTAGGGGCGTAGAGACGCACCCAGAAAAAAACAACACAAAGAGCATTAAAAGTTTTTTCATCTTGACCTACTAGGTATGGCATAAAAGCCTATTATCATAAAACATAAATCCATAAAAGAGGCAAGCATAAGGCCTCCCGTCATTTTTACCATGTCCCAATCTTTTGCTCCAAATATCCAGCTGAAAAAACCAGACCTAGCACCATCCCCTTTGGGGACGATTAAATCGTAACTAATGCTTGGGTTCATGGCATAATATATCATTAAAAAACACATTGTAAATGTAATTGTTAAAAATAGTATTCTTCTCGTAACCTTAACGAATGGATCTAATGCTTGCTTAGATTGGTTTTCAATTAACGCTTTTAACATCTCTGTATCTCTGGCAGCAAGAATCATTTGATCTGCCCTTTTTTGCTCTAGCCAATAATTTATAAGATTTGCTCCAAGCTTAATTCCTGCGCCTATAACTGTATTCAATATTGGTCCCATGTTAGCTATATACACATTTTATTTTAATTTAGCTTTTTAATCATATAATAATATTAATGAACCGAAAAACTTTTCAAATACTGGAAATTTTATCTGACTCACTTCCATCTTATATTGCAACCAATTGGCTAGGAACTCCTTTGGAAAAATTTCAAGGAAGAACTCCATACGAATTAATAAAAACTGGACAGGTTGAAAGGGTGTATGCAGAAGCCTATCAGTACATAAAGTCATACAAGCAAAAAAGGAAAGGAAGGAGCAGCAAGTGAAAACTTGCAACTCCTTGTAAATCTTTATATATTTTTAATGAAAGAGGAAATAAAAAACAACAACAGAACAATTATATTGTGTGGCAGAGGGAGATGTTGTCCGAAAATAAGTCATCATAATTCTTCAAAAGAAGAATATATTACAATATCTGACGACTATAATGGAACAGTTAAATTAACTGTAGAAGAAACAAAAGACCTGAAAAAAGCCATATCAAAGTTGCTCGACAACTCCGTCGTTTAGCCATCTTTTGTAAACTTCTGCATCGGACTGCAGGTTATGGCCAGTAATTTCCGTTTGAAGGCCTCGTTTGCCATCCCAGTAATGAGACCTATGTTCTAGAAAGAAATCAAAGCCAATAGTAGATACATTATATCCCAAGACAAATTTAAAATAAGCAATTGTTGCGAGTCCCGTTGTCGGGTACGCAACAGTATTTACCGAAATTCTCTCACTTATATATTCTGGTACAAATGTTATATTATCTCTTGTATCATGTAAATCAGGAGAATTGTTATCTTTCCATATAGAAAACTCGTCTGTTTTATAACCCCATCTTTTTAATAGTTCTTTCTTTATGTATGGTACTGTTTCATACATACTTCCATCTGTGTTGTATTTGTCCTTAGTGAATTTTCTCCACATGGGAAATATTTGAACTGGCCACAAAACTATAGTATATTTATTCTTTAGGCTTCTGCCTCTACTCCATTTTGGGATTTGTCTGCCTCCTCCTGTAACCCAATGAGTAATCTTTGAGCCAACATCTTTTTGGTATCCGTTTACAACCCAGTCGTTAATTCTACATACATTCTTAAAGTCATCTATCTTTCGCCCTTTACCTTGTCCTAAGACCGATGACGAATTTCCCACAATACATATGTGCTCTTTAGTAACATCCATCGTTTTGATAATACGATATACGGCCCAATTTTCTATAAAGACTTATATATATCTGAATTTATTATCGATTGCTTAAAATGTTCATAGGAAAAATGTGACTTATCTTTATTTTTCAAATATATATGTGCGCTTTTAATTAAATCTATATCTTGAAGCATTTCTTCTGCATGAGATTTGCTTTTAAAAAGCAAGGGGTAATCTTTACCGAGATACTCTTCTGCGGCGGGATGTTTGTTAACAAGAACAGGAGTTGAGGAAGTAATGCAATCTATGATGGTATTATTTGAAGTAAAATCGTACAAATCAAGATAAAAAATATTAGAAGCTAGCAATAACTCATATTTTTCATGATTGGTTTTTCTCATTTTCTTTACCCATTTATGCCTCCATTCATCGATAGTGACATCATCCCTATTGCAACACTGCTCTAGCTGCTTTTTATTCCATTTATCAAAAGGTTTAATCGCCTTATGCCATTCATATCTAGTATTCTCGTTATAATGAGTGTTTAAATTAAAAATGGAATATATTTTCCTTAACCAGTAACCGCTTTGAATTACTTTTTTTTCATTATTAACGTTAAATCTGTCCCAGTTAAAGTTATAGGTTATCTTCCTAGCTGGATGAATCAATGATTCAACTTTTAAGTCTTTCAGCTTAAGCTCTTTTGCATACTTTTGCCATTTCTTTTTCTCTGCCGTTGACATTAAAAATAAACCTTTGCAATTTTTCATTGAGTCCAGAAAGCCTTTTCCGCCAAACTTATACCTTTTTTCTCCGTTAAACTTATAACTATCTATTGGCGTATGAATAATTCCTATCCATGGCGACTTTATTGTATTCGCAATTCTGGGCCAGTTAGGCCTATAGTTAAACCAGTCCTCTAAAAAAGAAAAAAACAAAACCCCTTCAGGAAGATCGATTGATTCGATCGCATTTTCTGCTTTCGTCCAAGCCCCATGAACGAATTTATCTTTACTTCTTATCAAGCTCATGAATTATAACCTCATTGTAGTACTGTCTAAACTTCTTTGGATTTTTAAACTTTTCGAAGTAATATTTTGTTTTATCTTGCTTTACGAAAAAACGATTCTCTAGGCAGACCTCGCCAAGCTCGAGATCAAAAGCCCTTGAAACCGCAGACTTAATCCAGTCCACCTGCGTTGACGTTGATTCTTTTGGAACCTTATCATAATCTATTATAAGAAAAGGAATTTTATTAATCTTAACAAAGTCTTTGATTTCGTTTTTAGGCTTAATAAATTTATCCTTAAACCACTCATATCTATTTTTATCAAATTTTATCTTTATGTCAGAAGTGTCTTGATTTGACCATAAGTTATTAGTTTGAGCTTTTTCATAAGATATGTAAGAGTCTAAAACAGTTCTTTCTGTAAAGATTACCCCGTCCATAGTTTTCACTATCTTTTTAATTTGACTTTGAGTAAGATGTCCTGGAAAAACCTTAAAATAAAAGTTCTCCAAATTCATGCATGACGCATATTCATTAATAAATTCAGCAGGACATTGTTCTGAAAATATGCCTTTTTTATCCCATTCGCTTTCTTTGTTTATTTTTGCCAGATCTCTACAAAACTGAAGGGGCTTTCTATCGATGCATTTATTTTTTTTAACTATTTCTTGTGCCAACTCTTTGATTATGAAAGCTTTGTCGTGAAATATTTCATATTTTACTGAAATTCTATCACAAATATTGATTGACTCGCAAATCATATTTGAACCAGTTCTTGGAGCGCTAATTTGCACAAATTTTTTCATCGACGGAGCAAATTACGTGCTTCGAATTTCTTTAAGTTTTCACTCACAAGATCTAGATCGTACTCATGATGCTCTCTTGCGAAATAATATTTATAACCGACTCTGTATTCGGCTTTTGTTCTTATTCCTTCTTTACGGGAATTTATTATAGGAATACAACCGCACATTAATGACTCGTAAAACCTGAAGCTCCACGGGCTATCCCCTCCAGGACATAGACAAAATTTCGCTTGACACATTTTTTTATAATAATCTTCATCAAAGTAGACCTCGGCACCAGGTATTTCAGCTTCTCTTGGAACAAAAGCTTTCTTGAAATGTTTATTGGTTTTTGATGATCTCCAAGGTTTAATTGTATAGTCAAAGCCTTTGTCCTCGGGAATGTTCTCAAATCTATCAGAGCTTGTATACATTAGCTTTGTATAAGAATCCGAAAATTCTAAAAAAGAATTTTCATTAAAATGTTGTTTTACGAAATCAAGAATCCATTTTCTGTTTCTATAGACGCGTTGGCTCCGCGACCTTCTTCCTGAATCAAAAGAGCAAACTCCAGCATTCATATTTCCTATAAATATATAATCTATAGATTTGTCTACTTCTGATTTTATTTTTTGTATTTTCTCAAAATATGACCGCGGCCACACGGTTCTTCTCTTAAGCATAAATTTTAATTTATATGACTTACTGGATTCGCTTATTGCTTGGATTGCAAGATCTCTTAACTGTTTCATATAATATATAATATACAATATCAAGCAAAATCATAATTAAAATATTCCAAATCTTTTTTATTTTTTGTTTCTACTATTTTTATAGATTTATCGTTGTAAATTTCTCTTAAATTTAACTCCATAAGAGGAGACCTATTCTTGTGGGGAGTTTTCGGGAACTCCTTTAAGCCTATTTTTTTGTAAATTTTTAATAAATCAGAATTTATATCTTCGAAGCGGCCTATAAAATTCAATGGCTTACCATCGCTGTCAAAAAAAGTATCGTGCATTGTTAGCGCTCTTGCATACCACTTTGAGTTTATATATTGATTAAAGTTCATTTTTTGCAAACTTTTAAATCTTTCTTTGCTGGTCCATTTCCAATTTTTTGTAGGCTTTGTCCGCTTGAAATACCTAAAGGCTGAAAATGCAAGATAAAAAGGGTTTCGCGCAAAACCAAAGGTGAAGTAGTTTTCGCGACTAATGATTGGCACCATTTCCTTTATCTCAGCAATGCCTGCATGTTTTTTTTGATAAAAAATAGAAGGCTTATAAACAGAAAGGTTTTCTCGAGAATAGTCTCCTGCAATAATATCTCCACCCTCACAAACACTTGACAGACAAGAGCCTATGCTTGAGCCTGCGGTTTTTGGATGATGAATAAAAACAAATTTTTTACTATGAGATATTATCATTTCTGCCTTAATTTTTTTAAACTGCATCGAAAATGAAAAAACATAATCTCTGGAAACGCGGACCATTTAAAACTTTTAGCTTTTCTTTTTCCTCCGCATAAAATTTTAGGAGTATGCGCAGTCTTTAGCTCTATACATGTTGGGTATTTTATCTGAGCTAACCATTTCGCGTGAGAATCCAATGTTTCTCGGTGCCTTTTGAGCACAGGCTTTTGAGGGTCAATTAATTTTAAATAGTTGCCATCTAAGTCTCTAGGCCCTTCAGTGATTTGGCAAAACTTAAATAGCCTAAATCCAGGATTTTTTTCTATAAACTCTTTTAAGTTTTTTGAGCTTCTTAGCACAATAAACTCATCAGGATCAATAAAAAGCGTCCAATCTGGATTGAATTTTACGAGAAAATTCTCAAAGCCTTTTTTTTGAGATGTAGGGTATCCAAATTCATGATGCCTTCCTTTTACCCAAGGTACAACGGTAACTTCTGGATATTTTTTCTCAATTTCCGAAAGCTTAAGTAAAATTTCTTCGTCCGTAAATTGGGGGTGGTGGTCGGCATACGGTTTTTTCTCCCAAACATATTTTTTAAAATTTGGATCTACTTCTCTAAGGAATTTTAATCTCTTTCGTTGGTCATTTTTCTTCTTGTATTTTCCCTTAAGGCCAGCTCTCCAGTGAGCATTTTTGTCGTGCTTTGGTCTTAATCCATTATTATACAAAACAATATTATCCACACCTAATTTTAAATGATAATCTATCCAGTACTCAAGATAAGGAACCTCTAACCTCGGAAGTATAATAGAATATATCGATACCTTCATCCTGGCCTACTGTATTTAAATATATCAATATCTTCTTCGTATTTTTTTTCTACAATTCGCATAAGCTCTTCGGTGTAATCGTTCATCCAGTGTGTTCTTGGTCCAAATTGCCTATTTACGTGTCTTAGTCTTTTTTTTGCATTTTTAAATCTATCATGCATTGACAGCATCTTTTCGTAATCTTCTTGAAGGTTTTCAAATCTACCAACAAAGTCTGCGCCTTGGCAGTAAAAAGCCTGAGTCCATCTTGTCTTACTATACCATAGCGCACTAGGATCATCGAGTCGGTGAACAAATTCTGAAAAATTTAAATCTGCATAATCTTTAGTCCAATATTCTCCAGATAATTTTGTAAACCTATACTGAGAGTGAACCCTTAGCCACGGATTTCTTACAAAAGAAAATTTAAAAAAATTTTTATACCGTTCTGGATTTACTGCGTCTTTTATATAAGGCAAAGGGATATGATTTAGGTCAAACTGATGCTTATTTTGAATCCAATTAATGTTTATCCAACCTTGCTTTCCTCTTATTGTCGCCGCCCACTTCCTAAAGCGTTTGGTGTGATCTCCATGAATTCCATACATTATTGAGCTTGATCCAGTCTTAGGAACGCGCGCAAAAATACATTTTTTTTTCCAGTTAATCATTGTTAAAATCTTGGCTTAAAAATTCTGAGAAAAGTATATAGTCATCTTCATACATATGATACACTTTTTCTTCTTGCCTAGATGTTAACTTAACGGAATTAGTTTCTTTTGTTCTGTTTCTTTTGTGGGGGATGGTATCGCATGGAATATTTATTTTATTCATAATGATTTCTGTTTGATTTTTAAAATCATGAAAATCTGCAATAAAATCAATCGGCGTCAAATCCTTACTCCATGAACAATAATCTTTTGGCTCTACATTGTTAACACAAAAAGCTCTTGCATTCAAACCTTTAACTTTATCATTGGCACATATGTCAAATTTTTGACCTTGAGACAAAATAAAATAATGCTGCGGCAAAAGATGGTAACCTATGTTTCCGCGATCCCCGAATGGGTACCTGATTTGCCTCCGCTTCCAGCATTTTTTTTCAACAAGCTTTTTTAGATTTTTTTCTTTTACCATTCTATGGTTTTCCAATATTGTATCGTTTTCTATCAATCTATAGAATCTTTCTGGACGACTACGAATAAAAACTTCAGTTTCGGCAATAAATTGGTCTATATTTTTTTTGCTTGCAAAATGCTTCCATGCCGATATAAATCTATCTATTGGGTCCCTAGTATATGCGAACTTAAAATAATCAGGGAATTCTTTACAAAGATCAAACAAACCTTTATTTCTTATATTTTTCGTGCGCTTGGCCCATTCACCTCCAGTGGGAGGCACGGCACTGTAAGGTCTTAGTATCGATTCAATCGAGGTGCCACCGCATTTAGGAATATGAATAAAAATAAATTTATGCGTGTGACTTATCATTTCCTGGCGACTTAAACTGACTCTCGCATAATTTAATATTCCTCAATTTAGACGCTTCCCTGTCTTTGTTTTTATGATTTTCGACAGAAAGGTCTCGTGAGTGAGGAATGTGAAACAAAAATTTTTTAGGACTTTTAATAATAAATTCAGATAAGCCTGATTTTGTTAGACGCGAATAAAGATCTACGTCTTCGTAACCCCAATCTTCTAAATCCTCGTTATATCCTCCGATTTTTTCAAAATCTGCCTTATTAAAGATGCAGAATCCAGTTAAATGACTGCTGACATTCGAGGAATGGGCGAAAGATTTTGGCTGTAAAGTTTTTCTTAAATGTCTTTTTAGGATTTTTTTATTAGTAAGCACATAATCTATATCTATTTTTATAACATTACTATGTGTGCAATTCCTTACTGCTAAGTTAAATGACCTTGATCTAGAGAAGTATTTTTCCTTGTCAACGCGAATTATTTTTATTTTTTTATTATTAAAATTTTCTTTTCTTAAAAGTTCTTCAACAGGTCGCCTAGAGTTCCAGTCGACCAAAACGAACTCGTGGCAACCCTCCCATTTAAGCCATGACCGCAAGCATCTTATAACCCTATCATTACGACTCATTACCGAAGTAGCGATAGAATTCATTCTTAAATTGTCTCTCTCCAGCTTAATGATTGTAGATTTTCGTCAGTTTCTGCAACAAACGCAGGAGATAGTAATTTTTTTTCAGTTTGTGATTTTGCGTATTTGCAGTAAGGTTCTACCGCTTCCTTCCAAGGATGAAAGCAACAAAAACCTGAAGTATACATAAGGTATAAAGAAATTCTCTCCCCAGAATGCGCAGAAGATCCATGCACCAAAGAGTCTGCAAAAATTAACAGATCTCCCGTTTTTCCCTGAGGAATGACTACTTGCTTAAGATATACTTTCTCTGGCGGGCAGTTTCTTTTGCATTTATTTCGATTACCCCCTTTATGAGTTCCTGGAATGGCTTGAGCCCCTCCTATTGTTGGGCCGAAGTCTGTCAACGCGAGACTTACGTTTAATCTAAATGTTCTGACAAGATTTTTTTCTAAAGGCATGCCGCCTCTATAGAAATTCATACCAAGGTTTGAATTGACCCCTCCGTGCATATTTTTTGTAGCAAGCTTTCCTGGAACAGCATTGCCCGAAATTTTGTAGCCAAATGCATGATCAAATCTCATATGGGGGCCTAACATCCTTTTGCAAGCTTTTATTATATTTTCATTTGAAATTAAATTCACTAGACTTTCTCCAAGAAATTCGCATGAAAATTTTGCCTCTTGTCCGCCCTTCCATTTTTTTGAAGAGTTTTGTTTTAAATTATCTTTTGTCTTATTGACAATTTCGTCAACCAAGCTGTCATCTATGGCATTTCTTAAAACTGTAAAACCATTTTTCTCTATTTGTTTTAAATTAGACATTAATTCCATGTTTATTATATTGTAAAATTATTTTTTTGCGACACAATTTCCCAAATGAGACAGTATAGAGCCATGTTGACATTGCTAGGCCAATAGAATCGGCTTAGATGCTTTAAAAATAAATTGGCACGTATATTGCAAATATGAATATATGAAAAATTCACTTAACAATTATTATGGTTTCGGAAGCTCCTTGCTGTCCGATTTTTTTAATCTTGACTCTAACTCAATTGTGGATTCCGCAATGAGTTCCTATAAGTTTAAGACAGATGTAGAGGAAAAAGATGGGGAGTATGTAATTACTGCTGCTGTTCCTGGATTAAGCAAGAAAGATATCAAAGTCGAAGTACTACATGATAGAGTAATTATAGAAGGATCAAAAAAGATTAACGATAGAATGAATTCAGAGATTAAAAGAGAATTCGCGGTATATAGTGATGTTGACCCTGACTCTGCATCTGCTAAGGTTCAAGATGGTATATTAACTGTCACTGTCCCAAAGAAAGCAAAGAAAAGGAAATTACTAGAAATCAAGTAAGGTCCGATTTTTTTTTCGTTCAAGCAATTATTATAAATTAAAAAGTCTATTTTATATTGAAGAAAACCACCCCCGCCCGATTTTGACAGGCTTACGCTTTGCGTTTTTTGAAAAAAGGGGGGTGGGGAGTTAAGAAACTTGGACTATGGTTTTTGGTTCGTGAGTCTTTACGAACCAAGCGAACGGGTCAACAGGTTGACCGTCAAGGTGGGGTTCAAAATTGACTTGATGAAAATTCAAGCCCGTTATGCCGTTGACCCTTTCCCGAGTCGTTGGGGTGTTCCACCCTGCAAGAGTAGCCATCACGACACCGCTTGCGTCACGAGTTACAATCTTGTTGCCATGTAGCCAAACGCTTTGTCCGTCTGTGTGAGTGTTGCCAATGGTCTTGGCTTTTCGCTGCTCGAATGCTTCTTTTATCTGTTGCGTTACTTTTCTCATAAAATTATTCTCCAAAAATTTCTGCCATTTCACCGCTTATGGCGTTCATGTCAACGAGGTTTTCGTCATTGTCAAAATCCTC